GAATATTAGTTTCCTGGCTGACCGTAGCACCCGCCGCCTGAGCAGCGAGCGGGCTGTTCCAGCTGGAAAACCCTTCCTTTCTCGCCATGGACTGCATCAGCGACGTCATGGTTTGCGGGTTATTCAGGTTCAGGGCAGCATCAGGAGCAACACCCATCCATTTCGATATGTCGCCGATATATTTACCGGTATCGTTTTCGCTGGATGGTGCCCAAGTGGAGACGATATCGGTGATGCTTTTAAGCGCCTTTCCGGTGGTTTTTCCGGTGAAATAGCGCATAAGCTGATTCCGCATGGCTTCCCAGCCCTCAATTGCTGAGTTGAACGAGCGGAACCCATTACCCCCTACCGGGCGAAGATTGCCGGGATTATTGTTGCGATCGGGCAGATTGCCGCCCCCCTTCATCCATCTCCCGACGCTTCGGGGCTCAAAGCCTGTTTTGCTTTTTATCCACTCCGCCGCGCCCTCTGCGCTGTTCGTGACAGCTGGCAGCGCATCCGGGCTTCCCTGTCCCTGATTCATAATCTCCCGACCAATGGAATAGGCATCCTTCCAGCGACCATCTTTGATGGCGTTCAGCAGGCGCGCTATGCCGTCCAGCATTCTGGACAGCTCGCCAAGGTTGGTCATGAGGTTACTCATATCCCACTTGGCCGACCATGTCTGCGGATCGATACCGAGCAGGTTCATGACCGATTTTTTCAGGCCATCAACACCCTTAATGGCGCCTTTTATTTCAGGCTCCCATTTATCCCAGTCGACGAGAGATTTACCGCCTTCTTTCCACGTTTTGTAATCGTCATAGAGGCCGATAATCGCCGCACCCAGCATCGTAATGATGCCTACAGATGACGTCAGAAATGCGCCGTTGAGAATCCGCCAGGCCAAAACCAGACCGCCAAGCGTCATGATGAGTTGTTGCGTACTCTTGTCGAGGGTACTCCACCACTCACGCACTTCGTCAGCTGCTTCAATGAGGCGGAAAACTACACGACCTATGACCTCCGCCATCCAGAGGATGCCGTTGATTCCACGCGTCAGTGTGTCCTCTATTTTTGGGAAGTTGTCCAGAATCAGCTTGCGGAAGTTATCCAGTGAGCCGGTGAGTCCCTCTGCCAGATTGGAGCCGATCTTATCCCGTGCCATACCCGCCATCTGACTGAAGGCGGTCAGCGAGGTCATGAATTTATTGGAGCTGACGGCGGCGGCATCCGCGTTATAGCCGATCGCCTTCGCCATCTGCGTGTACTGCGCATTGAACTGACCCAGCCCGCGGCGCATCGCCATTAATGTGTTTTCGTCAATGCCGAGCATTTGTGCGTACTGGTTAGCGCGGTAATACGGCATGTTGCTGAGCTTCTCACCCACGCCGGTAAATATACTTGCCATATCACGCATATTGCCGCTGGCGTCGCGCGTCTGAACGCCCAGCCGGTTCAGGAAACCTTCCGAGCCGGGGTTGTTGCGCATAAAGCGGGAGAGGCTTTCCAGCGAGCCCCGCGCCGCCTCAACCGAGCCGCCCATCTGACTTACTGCGTACCCAATCTGCCGGATGCCGTTAACCGTTGCGCCCGTGCGCTGAGACATCCAGTACAGATTATCCAGACCGCTGGCAATCTTCGCGGTGAAGGCAACCACCGTAAGCGCCGTAGCCTCAACTGCTGCGCCTGCTTTGAGTACATTGGCCGTTGTTCCGGCCAGAACAGAATCAAACTTACGCGCGCCAGCATCGTCTATCTGAAAGCCGAGGCTTACCAGAAAATCCTTGATAGTCTCAGCATTCATTATCCTGTCTCCAGCGTGCTATGCGGTTTTCGTTATCTGCTTTCAGGTCGAGCCAGTCATTCATCCTGGCTATGTCCGCGAGGTCTACAGAGCCATTTTTCAGAGCCGAATAGCTGATATACCCGGCATCCACCGGGCGCATCAGGAAGTCCTCGCCGTCAGGCAGTGAATCCAGCGTCAGGCCGCTGGCGGGGGCGCAGTCTCGTTGTCGGGGGCTGCGGGCAAAAAATTTCCCAGACTGTCGCCCACCACGCGACCAACCAGCTGCAGCATGCTCATAAGATCGATGTCATCAAACATCAGCTCGCTCTGGTTCATTACCGGAGCCCACGTTTTACCGCTCTGGCGGGCCACCACCGACAGGCATGGGAAGATGATCGCATTGGTATCTTCTTCGCTCATATCAGCGAGCGATTCGGCGATTTTTGGCAGCACCTTCTCCATCGCCTTATACACGTCGCCACCGTTAGCGGCAGCCTTGATGTTCTGGAAGTCACCCATCATACCGGCGAGGATCGGCAGCAGCTTGCGGGACACCTTCAACTGGTCGAATACGCTGAGCTTTGACGTGCGGTAGTTAACGCCTTTAATTTCGAATTCCATCGATTAAAACTCCCCGAGAATCTGATCGGTTTTACCGCCGTCGAATACCCAGGCCACCATTCCGGCCACCTTAGGGTTATTCCAGTCTGGCTGGCGTTTAAACGCTGCTGAGCGAATGGTGACGATGTCGCCAGACGCCTTGTTGCGAAGCACAAACACGTTGTTGCCCCATAGCGCAGAAGACTGGCTCTGCGCGTTGTACATCAGCGACAGCCTCTTGTTTAACGGTGAGGTTTTCTGAAGATTCACCGTTACCGTACTGGCCTTGCCAGCATGCAGGCTGTGCATCACCTCGCCGTCTGCACCAACGGTCATGGTGTTTTTGTCCTCGGCCATCGTAACCGTGATGCCCTCGTCCGCGTTCGCCGAGCCATAGCCAAGGTCGAGCGTTCCGGTCGGGCCGGTCATGGACGCCGTAACGTCCATAAAAGAATAAGTTGGCATTTATGTCCCCTTAGCGAACAACGTTGATCTGAACATCAGCGAAATGAACCGCACCGGCCAGCTTAACGGCGGCCTGAATCAGCGGGGCTTTGCGCGCCTCGCGGTCTGCCTGAGCCTGCGTGGACAGCGGCTGTGCATAGGTGTAATAACCCTTGGTCAGCGTGTCACCCGCCGAAATCTGACCAATGTCGCCGCCGTTCCATACGCCCGGCGCAATCAGACCATTCGATACGGCCTGATCCAGTGACTGCTCGACGTTGGTCAGGAGTCGCGTGATACCGGCTTCCGTCTGCGGGACTTTGGTGGTTGAGGTGTAAAGCAGGTTAAACAGGTTGGTCTGAACGAAATTCTGAAGCCAGTCGAGGCCATGGCGCTCATCAAAGAAATCGCCGTTGGACATCACGCCCTGCTGCAGGATGGCCGTATCGTTCGCGTAGTAAACGTAAACGTTCGCGTTGCTGGCATCGACTGCCGCCGCCTGCGAGCTGGTCAGGGTCTCGTACGTTACGCCCGGCTCTGTTTTGAATTTCAGGGTCAGCGTGGTGTTGTTCCCGTTGAAGTTCACGGTAAATGCGCGGGCAAAGGCTGACAGGGCGGCGTATCTGCTCTTCGTGGAATACTGAACGAAGGTGCGACCGTAACCGGCGGCTTTCAGCTGTCGGCCAATGTTATTGACCGATGCCGGGTCGATGATGCCGGAATCCGCTGAGGTGTATGCGAATACCCGGCTGAGGCTGGATGCCTGAACGGCAGCCGCCGTTGCCAGCACCTCCGCCTCCGTCAAATCGTCTTCATCAGCAATGCCAAGCCCGTACCAGTTCGTGAACTGCAATACTGCCGTGATTGCCTGCGCCAGCGTTTCCACGCTTCCGGCTTCGCCGGTTGCCAGCGCTTTGGCCCATCGCCCCACATAAGCCTGAGTTGGCTTTGGCGACTGTGAAAAGTAAATGAGAGCTGCCTCGTTCTCAGGGCTGTCTTCACCAAAGTCAGCCGCAATATCTTCCTGTCGGGAATAAAGACGGATGCGTTCTGACACAGGGATAACGGTTGATGTACCGAGAATGAGCAGTGCGCCAAAATTACGACCCGTTGCCGCTTTGGGCGACATGATCACATCAACGTTCACTACGTTGGATACAGGTAAGCCCTGTGCCATAGTTAATCTCCAAAGAATGATACTGGTGCGCTGACCAGAGTTTTAATGCCGTAATCGCGGATAACCTTGCGACGCAGTCGCACGGTGATGTCATACCTGCGTACCCACTGGTTAT